TAAGTCCAAGTTATTTCCATTTTAATAATTTTTTAATTTTGTGGTAAGGTACTTCACATATACCCTGAGTTATGCACCATAATCCATTCCGTAATCAGGAAGTTCTTTTGGTTCGATAGTTCCGCCCTCTAATATTGCTATAAGACATCCAAACTGTTCAACACCATCTTCGCCAATTTTATACATATCACTTTTAAATTGATTTTCGTGTTTATAGCAATACTCAATCGCTTCTTCTACTGTCATTTTTTCAAACATAATATTAAAATTTACGGTGCATAACATTGTATATAGTTAATGCGCCAATGAAGGTTGGTGCTTAATTCAATCGTTTGTGGTAGGCGCACTAACCTTATACTTACCGTTATAATTAATGATTTGGTGAATGGTACGTTTCAACCGCAGTTATAGTTTCATCCACTTAAAGCCACTATTCCCGTAGTCTGTATACGCTCGAATGTATATGTGGTCTAACATAAGCAACCATTTGGTGCTTCTTTTATCACCAAATCAAAAATTATAATAACAAATATACAAAAAAAAAATGAAACCCACAAGGATTTCATTTTTTTTCTTTTGACCTATTAATAATCTCTTGAATTATTTCATCATGTTTGTTGAGAATCTCAACGTATCGTTTTTTGGTTTTCTCCATACTTCTTTCCATTGCAGTAATGAAAGATTCTAAGAGCGTATGGTTAACTTTTGCTTCCCTTCTGGTATATAAGATGTCTTTTAGTTTCATCATCATTATATGTGACTCTGACATATAATCGATTTCAGTACCTTCAATATTGTGATAATGATTTGATAATTCCCTATCTATGCTTGATAATTCTTCTTTAGACTTGTCTTTTAATACTTGAAGTTCATCAAAGGTTTTATGTATTAGTTCTATCTTTTCCTTGATTTCCTTAGTTTTATCCCTTCTATTCAATTTACTTCCCTTGTCTACCGATTGTATTAGTTATTGTAGATGATAAACCCATTAGAATCTTTTCAATTTGACCAACTTCATCCTCATTAAATGAATAAGCACCACCTTCATCATTAGTGAGTTTATTTAATTTTTTTCTAAATTTAGACCTATTAGTAGCCTCACTATTACCAGTCCAATCTTCACCAGTCATTTTACGTACAACCGCAGCATGATTTATAACATCATTACCCACTAATAACTTTGTGATTTTCTCAGTTTTATTTTCTTTTGCAGCATCACCAGAACTTTTTACCTTTTGAATAGGGGATTGATGAGATTTAATACCATATTCTTCTATGGTATTTTCTCTAAGCATATTTTTAATATCTTCTTTTTTCATTTTGAATAACTTTGTTTACTATAAATATAAGAGGATAAAGGAAAGAGCCTAAAAAATTATAATAATTCCAATAAATTAGGGTCTTGAAAATAATATGGGAAACCCCACTTTTTCTTACTATCACTTTGACCACTAAAAGGTATCGTTCCAACACCATTAAGAACAAAGTTACTTGTTATCATACCGAACAAATCAGTTTGACGTAAAGTATTTCGCTCTATGCCTACCCATTTAGTATTGTCACCATCGGTGATTTTATGTTGATAGTCGTATTTACCTCGATGTAGATATCGAACAGTCCTACCTATTAATTCATTTGCATTAACGCAAAGTATTGAAGACATTTTATATTGTGATGGTCCTTCATTATACCAGAATTTGTATTTGAAGTTCATCTCTTTTCTATATTTCGAGAAATAGGCACCCCCTTTATCACCACGTTCAGCAGTGTTCAAGAAGAATTTGTTCAATGCTAAGTCATACATTAAAAAGTAATCAGTAGCATTAAAATAAGAATTATTTCTATATTTAAGTAGTTCTTTCATATAGGGACAAAGATAATAAAAAAATCTAGAATAAAAAAATTATTAGTTATTTTTATCCTTTAAGGTAATTTTAAGTCTTCTAAATGCCTTATCTCTTATTTGTCTAATTCTCTCACTTGAAAGACCGAGAATAAAGGCTGTATGTTTTAGAGATAATGGTTCTTTTCCATCAAGACCAAATAAGAATTTAATCACTTCACGTTCCAAATTATCTTTAAGTATATTTAAAATTACCTCACGATTATAGATACTATCAAGTTGATTGACGAAGTGAGTTGGTTTTAAAACCTTTTCATCTTCAATCAATGAACCATAAGTATCTGATGATGTAGATTCACCAATTGGATTATCCAATGATGTAGTTCTAAAACCTACAGTTTCAAAGTAAAAAGCCACCTCTTCTTTCTTAAACATATTACCATATTCATTTAGAATATCGTGATATGTTGCTTCGTGTTGTAATTTTTGTTCTAACTCTTTACATTTTTGACCAATTTTATAATTGGTAGAACTTCTATTGCTTGGTATTCTAACTGTTTCAGAATTTTCTGTAATAAATGCTAATATATTTCTTCTAATCCACCATACAGCATAAGAAATAAATTTGAATCCTCTTGATGGGTCAAATTTTTGAGAGGCACTAATAAGTCCAATATTCCCTTCATTAATCAAATCTTCAAGGCCAATATCCTTGGTCTTATATTGTTTAGCAACACTAACAACAAATCTTAAATTATGTTTAACTAATTTCTGTCTAGCTTCTTCATCATTTTTTTCAAATGCTAATACTGATAATTCGTATTCTTCGTCTGGCGTTAATAATGGTATTTGTGATAAATCATATAGGTATTTTTTTATTGATTGTGTACTTTTTACAGTAATAGATTCTGAAGTAGTTTCTAATTTTCGCATAGTAGGTTAAGTAATTTTTATAAATGTTATTGTTGTGACGGTAGGATTCGAACCTACAACATATGAACCTTATTACAGGGTATTCTAGCCAGTTTTGCTATTACCATATACGTCACAAATATTTAGTGCACTAAATGAACTTTCACAGTAAATGGTTGGAGCTTACCCCACTGTACAAAAGTATCATGATGCTCTCTACGGTCATCGTAAAATTCAACCTCTTTCAAATTAGGAAATTGGTCTTTTAATGAATTAAGATAATTTATTTTAAATGTTAATGTATTATTAGCACCATTATTAAATCTTTTATCACCAGTTAATACTACATCGTCAAACTTTAAATTATGTTTATTTAAAATAGCATTAACTTGATTAGCTAATGGCGTAATTCTACCCGTGCATAAAGCAACAAAGGTATTTGGGTCGGATTTGACCTTATTAAATACACTGACAATATCACCAAAAGTTTCGTTAGGGAAAATATTAATATCTAAAGATTCTCTTTTACCCCACCACCCTTTGTGTGGGAAATCTTCACCAGTAGCATCTTTCCACATTTTTTTACCAACTTCAGGCATTGTTGTATCTATAAGAGTTCCATCAAAATCTATAACTACAACTTTTATTATCGATTCTATATTCATATTTAAAATTAATTTAGGTTAAAGTGCAAATATACACCTTTTATTTGATTTAATAAACATTAATCAATTATTTTTTGTGGCACATTGACAACCCGTTGGAATTGTGTCACTCAAAGTCACATATTCTAATGTACCCCTTTGAATAAATTGTTGAATTAATTTATTCCAATCTTTACAGCAATATTCTGATAAATCACTTTTAATTTGGAGATTATTATCATTAATGAAATCATTAAAATAATCACCATTATGGATTTTTTTAATTAGGGTTAAAACTGCTGGTCTATCAGTGGGATGAGCGGCATGGAAGTGTCCATCACCACCCATTATTACTAGTATTTTCATAGGTTAAGACGTTTAAATTGTTTTGTTAATTGCGTGTACTATAAATATCAAAAAATAAGTAAAAAGACTGTTAAATTCATCTTTTTTACTAACAATTTTCTTATTAAAATTTAATATATAAACTCATTATCTTATTTTTATTCCTAATTCTATATTATCTTTAAGGAAGTTAATAACGTCCTCTGATTTTGTTGTGGTTTTGAATAATAAATTAATTCCATGCTTTTCTAAGAATACAGCTTTCATACCGTTATCAAAACTTCCCATGTTATTCAATGTATTAATACCACATTCCATTGAGCCACACTGAAATGGTTTTTGTGGTGTAGTTGGGATTAAACTACCTTCTTTAAGTGGATTATGAGTATGAATAATAAAATCATATTCAGGATTCTCTTTAAGTAATAACGCTTGACTTCTAGCTCCTACTGAAGCTTTTTTATCACCCATATAAACGAAACTATCACTCTCTTCATCTATAAAAACACCAGTCATTCCATTTTCTCTAACTTCATTATGATTCACACCTCTTTGTGATGACACGAAATTAGTGCTATATGGTTCTTGACGATAACCAAAATGACCTGGAGTAAATCCATTTCCATTATTTTCAATATAACCACCATTATCAATTAGGAAATTCATAACCTCCTGAAAGCTTTTAGGTGCATTATCAAAGGGAACGCTTGTATTTTCAATAAACTCACCCCCTTTATATGTTAATCTATGTCTATCTAATATCATTTCACATAACTCCTTGATAACTGAATATCTAAGAATAGTTTCACCATAAATCGTTTCTTCTGGTGTAATTATCATGTTGTTTCTAGTAACTGTATCATTAGCTAATACTAAATTACACTTAGTTTTCTTCATCATCTTTAATGCAATTAAAAATTGATTTTCAGATGTTTCATTTGTAGTGGTTTTAAAACCTACAAGGAAGATATCAGGACGTGCTTTACGAATCTTTCCTATGATTTTGTCAGTAGGGGTTAACTCGATGGTAATATTACCATCACTAGTCTTTAAACGTTTACCATGCCACCCATTATTATCATCAATTGGTAAAGCTTTATAATCACATAAAGCAGCGTTAAGAATTATTGTTCCAACTGTTTTATCTAATAGTAATTCGTCAATGAAATTTTCAACATCTTCATTTGTAACTAATGGTGATGTCCAATTACACATTTTAGTTAAATGTAATTCTGACCCATCTAAATGACCATGTATTTGTCTAGCTGTAATACCAAATGCTGGTGCGGCTAGAGCTAAATGATTCCTAATCGCCTGAAAAGTTCCACCTCCAATTATAATAATTCTTTTTGACATTGTACTGCGTTTAAAACGTTATTAAATAATTCTTCGATTGTTCCATTATTTTCTATTACCACATCACACCAAGAATGGTCACCCATCTCACTTTCTGATTCATGTGTTAGATTATTATATAATTCATGGTTTTCAACTCTTAATTGTACTGGTATTCTATATGGTTGTTCTTCATTAACTAAATGTACATATTCAGGAAATCTTAATGCGAAATGTCTTCTAACCCCAATCATAAGACCACCTCTTTTTAAAACAGCTTGTCCTTCATTGGCTGGAAATCTAACATCTGTAATTATCCATTTAGATATTGGATTATTCCACTTAGAGTCATCCCAAGTGTGTTCTGGGTTATAATCACTAAATAATGCGTTAACCCATATGTTGGGATGGATTAACATTCTACCACCTTGAGTACCTAATATTTGTAATATTTTTCTAGGTGTTAAAAACTCTTTTTCAATTGAATAAGTTAACTCCGAAGAATTACCAAACGTTGGCTTGTCAACTGTAAAATATGTACGTTCACGTTCACCGTCACAAAAGGCTTCTTCATAAGCACCATAGATAACACTTTCCCTATTCTCATCCATTCTTTCAGAGTCTAATGTTTCTGGAAACCAAACTGTGTTTAATCTATATAATACCCAATCAGGTCCCAATTCTTTATTCTTAAAGTCTTGGTCCTCAAGTTGTGCTCTGGTGCAACCCAATATCAAACATACACAATCTTTAAGTTTGTCGGCACATTTCTTAATCTCATAAGTAGCGTTAAATGGTAAATAATTTTCAAACCCTTCAAACGATACTTCTTCACCTCGTCCAACCGTTTCAGTTATGTAAAGTAACATTTCACCTATTAAATCTTTGCCAACTTTCATTTGGGCTGAAACGCCATATAAGTTATTTAATTTCATTATTCTATTGATTCAATTATTGTATTATTTGCTGGATAAACAGCTACTGGTGTTCTAACATAATTTACTTTATCATAAAACACTATGGAATTATGTTCTAATTCATAATAACTTGCCTCGACATCTACTTTAAAATATTGCCCATCATCACTAAAACCTCTTCTCAAAGCGGTATTATATAACACCTTTAATTTATATATTGCCATAAATTTTATCTATGAATACTTCCATCCACATTGATACTAACAATAGCATCAGCTATGTCAGAAGCAGTTGATATTATATTTAATTTTCCATCCATGTCAGACCCAATACCTTTATAAATTAATGAATCTGAACATATAAATTCACTAATTTTGGATGCACCAATATTAAGACTTGCTTCACCACTCAATACAGCGTGAGTAACCAATACTCTAACTGATGTTGCGCCAGCTTCAAGTAATGCGTCAGCACCTTTGATTAGAGTCCCACCAGTATCACACATATCATCAATCATCAATACATTTTTACCTTTAACATCACCTAATATTTCAACGTTGTCTGTTTTATTAGCTTGTGTTCTAGTTTTATCTATTGAAATAAATGGTAGCTTGTTGTTGTACTTCTCATAAATACGGTCTCTTATCTTTTTAACACGTTTTAATCCACCAGCATCAGGAGAACATAATACCGTATTAGAATCGCTTGTATCATGTATATATTTAGAGAATAAATACTTACCTCTTAAATGAATCACAGGTATTTTGAAGAATCCTTCAATTTGGTCAGAGTGTAAATCAAATGTAATGATTGATGTTGCGCCAGCTTCTTGTAATATATCAGCAAATACCCTTGCACCTATTGGTCCACGTCTTTGGTCACGTTTATCTTGTCTAGCATATGGAAAATATGGTATAATTGGGATAATCTCAATAGCACTTGCTCTTCTGGCCGCATCAATTGCAAAGAATAGTTGTTCACGCTTTAATGGTGTGTTAGGTGATGTGATTAAGAAAACTCTTTTACCACGCATAGAAGTCTTGAAATCAACACATGTCTCACCATCAGAAAATACTTGAATGTTAGCTTTACCCAATGGTATATGGTGTCTCATAGTAGCTAATTTATCATATATCTTATTTATAAGACTATCACTTTTGTTTAAATTTACTATTACTGAATCTCTTTTCATGATTTTGGGGTTTTATAATCGATATTCTTCCAATTCTTAAGGTTCCATTTCCTTGCATAAACACCAGTCTCAAAAGATTGTGTGAATAACACAACTTCCAATGCCATTGGTAATTCATCCAATAACACCTTAATTTCCTCTTTTTGTTCTTTTGAATATCTTGGTGGTGATGGGCTTGTCGGGTCAAATTCACCCTCTGGTTTTCCGAATATCATTGTACCAATATCTTCAATGATATCGATACCACCAAAAGGTGTTTCAGCACCCTCTGGTATTAGTGTAGCAACACGGTCTTTGCTAATCATTTCCCAATCCAAAAATTTCAATAGGATTAGGTGTTCTTTTTTAAGTTCAAATTTTGTTAATGCCATTATCTCTTATTATATTTTTTATTATACCAATCAAGTTTAGCGAGGTCAACCTTACAATTTGGTGCTCTCATTTTACCATCAGTTAAAAACATTTGTATAGCTTTATCTCTTGGAATTATGTTATTACTCTTATCGTCTTTACTTGGTGACCAACCTAACCTTAAGATGAAATTTAATACTGCATCAGGGTTATAATTAGATAAGTCTAATAGGTCACTATCTCTCTTTGAATATTTTTTACCAGTAAACATATCAAGTAGAAGTCCTACATGAGAATATAATGGTAATGGTTTATCAAATAACCTATAGAAGATAACTTGTTTAAAGGTATTAACAATGTGGTCAGTTCCTCTAACAACCCATGTTACACCATAACACATATCATCAATTGCTGAAGCAAAATTATATGTTGGTGAACCATCACTCTTTATAATAACTTGAGTGCTGGCCGCAGCGAATACATCTGGAGTACATTTCTTATCACCAGTAATTGTATCTTTCCAATCTAAATTCATGTTAATGTTATAACCGTAAGTATTAGAAAGTCTAATTGCACCATCATCATAGTCAGCATAACCATCAAGAACTAATTTATCAGCAAATGATTTGTATATTGCAAAATTATCTGATTGTTTAAATGTAATGTCATACTGTAAACCATAAACACTGATAGTATCAAAGATAGGTCTAATCATTGAATCCATTGACCTTGATAAATCGGTATCGTCTATACGTAATATGAGCTTGCTATCATCATTTTGATTAGCAATCAACCAATTGAAGTACATGGTACGTAATGTACCTATGTGAAGCATTCCAGTAGGTGAAGGACAAACCCTTACAATATGTTTTTTATTATTCATCTTTAAATTTCCAAATATGTTTACCACATGTTTTTGCTAATCCCCTACAACATCTACTAATATGTTTTCTTAAGTTACCTGTTTTTTCTTCAGCTTCATGTAATGAATTAAATGTGTTAATTAATTCATTATCTTACGACAAAGATACGAAAAATAAATCATTAAACAAAATTTATTTTAATAATGTTTTGTCTCACTCATTATCCATATCTTTTTTTAAAATACTCATATACTGGTGGCCAATCGGTCTCTCCAAAGAACCCGCTTTTATCTTCAAATAATACATTCATGTATGGTTTCTTATCATAATTACCATAGCCAGAAGTTGGTACCTCTGGATTTTCATTTACGTACTTAAAGATAATCCCATCCTCTTCAAACTTCTTAGCATACTCTTCAATCTCATGTGGATGTGAACAAGTATATATACACAATCTTAAATCATCTCTATTTGATATAAGTTGAAGAGTTTCCTTTGCTAATGGATAATACTCAACATTAGTATTTCCAACCTCAAAGTTAGGTTTAATTATAGTACCATGTAAGTCAAAGAAAAAGTATATCCAATCCCATTCTTCTTTTGAATCCATCTTACTGATTTCACGCTTGATAGATTTTAGAATATCAGGTTCCCTAGTTCGTCTTAATGATTTAATTAAAATTATAATTATTATTATAAAAACTAATATTGTTGTTATATAAAAAATACTTAATAAAGTTACCACCACATTTATAATTTAAAGTTACAATTCCCACAAACCCCAACTGGTATAACACCTCTCTCTTCAACTCTCATTTTATTTTCTTTACATTTAGGGCATGATAAACGACCAACCTCCATCTCATGATGAAGTGTGGCCATATCACTAATAAAATGAAAAAATCGTTTAATTACATTCATGAATTGGATTTTTACAATTACCTTTATGCATTCCAAACCCATAACCAGCATATGGTTCATATGCTGTATATATCAAATACTCACAACCTTCATGCTCTAAGATTTGTAATTTATTATCAAGTACATTAATATTTACTCGATTTTCCTCCCAAAAAATTCCTTGTTTACTGTCACTACAACTAAAGATTAATCCAATTACCAATAATATTAATATTTTTCTCATCTTATTTATAGTTATTTACATTCTTCTTAGGTGCATATATTTTTAATAATCTAATACGCTCATTAAGAATAGCTTCACTTGCTGGGTATCTATTATCAGCATTGGTTAAATCTAATGGCATAATATCCCATTGTTCTCTAATTCTACTTCTAATGTCTAAGAAGTAATCATTCATACCCTCACCAAATGGTTTATTGATATTTGAACCATCAAAGTAAACCACCATAGCATCGTCACCATCTTCCCAATCAAACACAATAGTTTGTTTATTTTCTAATGAGATTGCATCTCTTAATACTTTAAATGGACCAGGTAATGTCGTTTTACCTAACGTGTCAGAGAATTTAACAACACCAGTCTTATACTCACCTTTAGCTGATAAAGCATATTTAGCTGATAAATTATCTCTCTTAAGACCATTACGTAATCCACCACCTACTCCGAATAATCCCCATCCGTATGGTGCGAATCCAGCTTCCATCAATGCTTCAATAATATCCCACATTGTTTCATAATCCATACCATCACCCTCAATGAACTTAAGAGTTGTACCGAACTTCCATTCAACACCATTAATCACTTTGGTCTCGAATAAGCCATTTCTTACTGCTAATCTACAAACCCATAGAACTTGTTCTTTTGGATTACCAGAGTCAGGTCTAGCTACAACTACTTTACCATTACCTTCTTTAACACTTCTTAGTGCTAATGGCAATAAGTCATTTTCAACTGAATAATAGAAATCATAACAATCAGCTACCATTGAAAGGATTTCACCTTCTTCAGCGGAATTATACATAGCCTCATATGCTTCATTTTCAGCTTCATAGGCTTGTATATTTCTGTGAGCTAAAGCGTTCACAGAGCTACCCACAACTTCATTATTAGCGTTCTTCCAAGCTTGGTATGCACCCGCAACGGTATCAGTACCACCGAATGTATATAAGTGAGCTTTACCTAATATTTCTGATTCATGATTTGTAATTCCAGCACGACATCCAAAGTCAGTTAGCATTAAAGAACCATATAAATGAATTAATGTTTCATCTAATGTTGGGTCAATTTTTCTGACCATGTTCTTCATTTTCTCTAACCAGTGTTCGTTTTGTGTAATTCTTTCAGATACAGCCCAAACTTTAAGTAAGCTTGATTCAAACCATGCGGCCAATTCACCCATACCTTTTACCATTGAAGTAATTTGTATTACTGGTTCGTTTGGATAAACGATTGACCCAGCTGGCATTGCCTTAATTCTAATTGGTGGTCTACCATTAAATTCATCTACAACAGTTCTCCACATTTCTTCAGGGAATTGATACTCCTTGAAACCTTGTGTTGTTGCTTTAAATGTAGCTAAAAATGCTTTAGCTTCATCAATTTCTTCATGAGTTACTGGCTCATAAAATAACTCTTCTAATATATCTGATAATCCTTCAAATACGATTCTATTATCACCTTTAGGATATAATGTAGGATTCACTGTATGTAAATCTCTACGGAATGTTACGTAGTAATCAGACCTATCTTTAGCTTCTTTTGATTGAAACTTATCTGAACCAATTGTATAGGCATCAGCCATTAATAATCTTGGTGTTTTAAATAACCTCTTTCTAGGTAATGTTACCACCTTATCGTTTTGTTTTGTAAATACTTCGTTTTTCATAAAGTTCTTTTTTCTATTTTATATCCTAATTTTTTAAGTTTGTTCATAAACGGTCTGCGTATCTTGAATTGAAAGGAATTCTTATACATGATATTAATATATTGATTACCATCTTCATGCTTATCATCATATATTAACACATCTTTCTTATCAAAAGCATTTAGTTTATTTTGTATTTGGGTCCACGTTAACGCCATTATTCTTTCCTTAATGTTTCTAAATCTATCGATTCCCATTTATCATCTATCACCTCATAAGCTTCAACCACCTTACCATTCTCAAATGCGCCTCTAGCATTAAAATGCGTGTCTTTATTTTTCATAATTAATATTCTTCTAATTTAATTTCAAATTCATTTGCTTGTTTAATATCAGGGTCTTTTGGTGTCTCCTTAAACTTGAAGAACTCACCTAGATTTGGTATCAATTGACCTTCATAAACCGTTTGAATAAGCTTTGCCATAATTCCTTGGTGTTCTGGCATGATATTACGTTGAATATAACTAGGGTCACTTAATTTTGATGCGTCAAACCATTGTACTTCAGCAATATCATCACTAGCTTTTATTTGACCATGACCATATCTACCTAAGAATAATGTAGTCATAATACCATCTTTTTCTTTTCTATATCTCCAATCTTCAACTTTTTGAGATAAGATATATTTCAATCCACTGATATGTGAACCACTAACTTCTTCCCTAAACTCTCTGTAAGCCGCTCTCTCTAATGATATATCAGTTGCATCAACAAACCCACCAATGAATCGGTATTTATCTTCATTAGGCTTCCTAGCTAATAATATTTGACCTTCATCATTGTATGCACATACATCTACAGTTGGAAAAGTTGTGGCATATCTAGCATAAACTGAATGAATTACACCAGCTCTGAATTTGGATGATTCAATGATTTCTCTTGAAACTTCTTCTCTGATTTGAGTACCACTAATCTCTACGAAATCAGAAGCTAACTCTGTTGTCATATATCTACCTTGATAATAAGGTATGAATGAATCTCTACTACCATATAATAATGGTTTAGAATTAGGAAATATCTCTGAAATTTTATTATCTAATGTTTTGGACCATTCAGCATCGGAACGGTTATCAGCTAATGGTAAGATTACCGCAGTTGGGTAATGTCTCTGTATCATTGCTCTTCTTGTTGGGAAATCTAATGGATTTCTAGTAGTTGCTTGTGTTCTTGACACACCTAAAAAGATAATTACTTTTCTGTGATGACCTAATATGAAGTCAATCATCTTACGTTGTTGGTCGTGAAGTTTGTTAACTTGAAAACGTGCTACAATTACCCCACAATTATAATCTTCTGGGTTTATTACTTTTTGTATATCCATTTTATTTTTTTTAATCCCACTTAGGGAATGATTGATATTCTACACCTAGATTTGATGCGATTGCACTCGATATTTCCATTACCTGGTCATCATCAAAATCAATACTATTTAAATGTTCTCTAAGGGTTTCATAAACCGCTTTTGTTCCTGAATGTCTTGCCATAATTTTATTGTTTACACAAAGATACAAAAATATATCTTAAGGTGCAAATTTTTAAAGGAAAATAAAATAAAATGTTACTATTAGGCATGTTGAATGTATCAATTGGTCTAATCCAATCATAACAAAAAAGTCATGGACCCTTTGTTCAGCCCATAATTTTGCAGTTTGTTTTGAAGTATAGTAATCTGTAAGCCAATGTAATGCAGCGTTAAGTAAACAATAACCGATTAATGACCATGCTGGAATAACCATACTAAAGAAATATCCAACAACCATAAAATAAAAAAGGGCTGACCATACTAATCCCTTAAAATAAGAAAGTATATGTAGTGTCAACCACTTTATGCTTGTGCTCTTTCCTTTAGCCATTTCATCAGTTTGCATAATAAAATCGGCAACAAAGTGTGTCGTTAATATATATAATATAGTCAATATAATATATATCATGTTGTTAATAAAATTTTAACTACATCACTTAAAACTTTTCCATCATAAGTCCCATCAAAATTTTGTTTGAAATAGGACATTACTCTACCCATTTCTCTAGGTGAGTCTAATTTTTCTCTAACAATAAAACTAGCAGCTTCTTCAGAAATCTCATCTTTTGACATTTGTTGTGGTAAATAACCTTCTAAGATATCAATATCTGCTTGGTCTTCACCAATTTCCTTAAGATTAGTAACCATCTTTTTAACGATTTTGATTACATCAGCATCTTCAGTTATGAAACTTCTATCTAATTCACCCATTAATACCCTTAAAATATCTCTTTTAAGGGTATTTCTATCTTTCATGGCTTGTACCATGTCTTTTTTAATTTGTTCTACCATTTTTTAATCAATTAAACGGATTCTTTCTTTAGCTTCCGCAGTTAATGCATTTTCTATTTCTTCAAGTGTCTTATGTGATTTATATAGTTTCATACATTCGACAAATCTTAATTCATCTGATAGGGATTCAACTTTTACATAATCACCTTCACAATCCCCATAATTAATTCGTTTTCTCTTCATTTTTATTATCTAGATTTTCCATGTAGGTTATAATATCAAATTTACTACCAATTACATAGGATGTTATAATAATCGGAATTGGGATGAAACCCCACCAACCATAATCAGCATATAAAAAAAATATAATACCAATAAACCCTGTCACTAAAGCTAGAATCACTAACCCATTTAATATTCTTCTCATTTTATTTTAATTTATAATTAATTGCACTTCCATCAGCTTTACTATACTTTACAGTATCACACTCAATTGTTATTTGTTTATCTTTAGGTAATGTTTGGATATACTTTTTACCAGTACCAGCTTTAAGATAACATAAAGTTGCATGCGGGTGATAATTAGGATAATCTGTTGTATGAGGAAACTTAGCATATTCTTTATTTAACTTTGATAACTCCTTTTTAGTGTCATCTATAATATCAAATTTAAGTACATCAAACTTCTCATTCTCAAAGATACTAATTTTTTTTAGATTAACAGTACATTTTTCCAGTTTTTTTGAAACTTTTTCTATTTCTTCATCTGCTATATCACTATCTAACCCATATAATAAGGTAATGTGAGGTTCGTCTTCTCTACCATAACTGCTATCACCTTCTTCTGTATAGATATCATCGTCATCAATCATTGATTGAAGCTTATCCCATTCTGTTTTTGGGATGTTTAGTAATAACATAGCACAACCATAATCGTGTGTATCACCTTTTTTTTCTAATAAAATTTTTCTTAAATTTTCCTTAATTATTTTTTTACTCATAATATATTGTGTGGTGTCTTATTTTCCACTTACAGACTAGTTATTAATGGTTTTGTTTGGAGGGATTCAAACCACTCAAGTTTTAATAATAAATTATCTAATTTATTATTAAAGATAATTTTTCTTTCTTCAGTTAGAACTTCAGACATTTTATAACCACCTTCAATTCTAACAGTTTTATTTTTCTTTTGAGTTAACTTTAACTGTAAGTTAATAATCCTTTCTTTAAGTTTCTTAATATTCATATCTATACACCATTTAACAACATCAACATTATCCATAGATAGTGGTTCTTCCTCACCATTCCATTTAGTTATAATATTTGTTTTAAAGTTGAAAGACAACCCACGGTTACCACCAAGACATCCATCTTCCGAAAAATATTCAATTGTTTTTTTCATCCTTTAAAATTATTTATATGATGTTCATCATCAGGATATAAATCTGGCACATAATCTGATTGCCAAAATTCTTTTGAATCAACATCCATTATAGATAAATATCCACCACCACCAGCACCCGTATCTAAATTTGTTAATTTATCAATGGTAAGTGGTTCATAACTACCAGCAAATGTAGTAGATGTATGACCAATAAAAATATGATTATACTCTTCAGCATATAAAATTTTCATACTAGTATTTCTTATACCCAAATGCTTCGACCATAAATGTCTATCCCACATTAAATTATAAGCTAATTGACTACCTATTGGTTGTGTGGGGTTAAACCCACCATGAACAAATAGATTATTATCTTGGTCTTTATAATACTTATGTTGACACTTGAAGAACCTTTGATGCTCTTCTGGAATATCACCACTATTAAGATTCAATATAAATCCACTACCAACATCTTGAATTAGTAAATCTAACCCAATAGCCCTCGCATAAGATTTGGCCGTGGATAAACCACCCATAGCCCAAGCTTGGTCATGAATACCAGTCTCAATAAAGGTAGTTAACCAATTATCATGATTTCCAATAATATCAATTCTATTCTTTATTTTAAGTAGTTCTTCAACCACCATAAAAGAATCTTGCCACCCATCAACAATATCACCTATTGTTATTAATTGGTCATTTTCATAATCAAAGTCACAACGCTCTAGTACTTGAACTAAAGCCTTATGTGCGCCATGAATATCACCTACAGAAAATCTTCTCATGTTAATAAATTACTTGTATTTTTCATTTGAGATTTTAATGATTTAATCAAATTTTCAATTTCTTCCTTTGTTAAATCTTTTGGTATAAAATTAATTGGTGATGTTAACTCTATATCCCTATCAGGGATTAAACTAATCAAATACTCTCGTTCTTGTGTAAATGTTGGTGGAGCCACACTAACCCATTGTGTTCTAAATACACCTGGTTCTTTTTCATATGTCTCTTTAACAATCATTCTACCTCTCTTTAATTTAGGGTCGAAATCATTCCAATTAGTACCATCCTTTTGAAACATCATTTCTTGTTTCTGATTGCTATTCTTACCATTCAATTCTTTGTGTGAAAACATAGATTGAGCAACACTTGAAATGCTATTCTTAACCGTATCTTGTTGTCTCCAAATTAATACATTAGTACATTCCATTTTATTAGGAACTTGAAATACTCTGGAATCGAACATAGCTAGATTTAAAACCCTAACTTGTTTCCAATCATCATAATTAGATGGTGATGCATTTTTTTGTAATGACCGTATAACCCTTAATTGATTAAATTTAGCTGTTGCCATTGAAGCTGATACGCTACACATCTTTTGAATATTATTATCAAACCAAGCACTGGTTTCAACTTTTTCGAAATCAGTAACTAATATGCTAATTTCATCAGATTGTACAAACGCACATACAGCCCCTTGAATGTTCTTACAAAGATATTTTGCAGTATCATCCATATCATCAACCAAACCTTGGTCAAACGGTCTCTCAAGCCCCTTGGTATAAGTATGAAAGGCTTTACCATCGATTCTAATCATGGTGTAACCTCTACGAAGCAACTTATACTTAGTTACAGCTTCATATTCTTTCATTCTATTTCCTAATGCGTCTTTCATTTTTTATTTTTTTAATATACAATCGTCTAGTTCTTTAACTTCACCGTAATATGTTTCTCGGTATGCATGAACTTCTTTATAAGGTATACCAAATATAGTTTTATATATTCTAGTTACCCTACATTTAAGTCTACCCATATTTGGGTGATACCTATTTTCATATCTTGTTTTTCGCTTAATACTAAACATTACTTTTTGATTTTAATATATTTAGGGTCAACACTATCTGTTAACCAAACACCATTCTTTGATTTAAAGAACTTAATTCTATCGGCATACATAGCACCTGAATTAACTTCTAATATGATGGCTTTACCTCTACGACTACCAACTTTGGTAGCTGTTGAAATATCTCCACTTAAATGAACTGCATGTCTATTCATTTTCTTAAGACCATCTTTCATGATAACATCGATAAATTTATCAACAGTACCATGATATAATTTCATTGGGGGTCTTTCAGCTTTCAATTCAAGGTCAACCTTAACACTATGACCTTGTGAGGCCCTAATAAGGTTATAATATCCATTATCTCTATCAAGCTCTTTGATTTCAAATCGTTTTTTATCATTGTTTTCAACAATTTCCATTAACTCTTCATAATCTATCATACGGTCATGGATTTCCATTTGGTCTAATAATCTACCAATTGCAACCCAACCATTCTTATCTAATTTTAACCCTATAGTTTCAGGTTTATGTCTTAATACCAGACTTAAAAATTTACTATTATTCTTCATTTTTTAATTCTTTAATTCCAAAATATGTAAAAAATACCATAAAAAATCCCATTATTATCGGTCTATATATTTCAATTTCAGAGCCATATCCTTCTATCATCATTTTAACGTGTCCACCAAGCACAAATGCTGCAAGGACACCACCTAATATTTTTAAAACACTTTTATTCATCTTCAAGTAATTCTTTACATCTTTTATAACTTAGAAATTCACTCTCTAAGCATTTCTCTTTAAACTCATCCCTTGATAAACAATGGAATAAAACTTCTTCTAAATCAACTTCATCTTTAATCATGTATAGTTCAATTACTTCATTAGCTAAATCAAAATCATCAGTGTGCCATAATACAATGGCTAAGAATTCGTCTCCGAATCCCCATGTGCTTCTTAACCCATTCATTAATGCGGTTAATCTTTCATCATTTTCTATTTCTTCTTTTGGGTTCATTTTTTATTTTTTTTTATAATGTAATAAAACCGCAATAAAGACATTTCATTGTGGCATTTATTGCTCTTTTTTCATCCCACCCATCATAGGTTTTAAGAATATCTATTACCACATTTATATTAACCTCCCCATAATCACTGAATATTTTTAAACATTCACTTATATCATTAGAATGAAATATTTTATAATATTCTATAATTAATGGCTTAAATTTTTTATGGATAAATCGTTTTATATTCATTCTTCTGGATGTTGTAAATCTCTTGTGTTATTTACATCAGTATGATATAACATTTGATGTCTTTGTTGTGCATCAAACCAAGTCTTTGGTGCCCCAAATTTACCTAACCACACTTCATCATACGCCATTTTCATTTGATTGGCACATACTTCATATGGTACTTGACCCACTCCAGTGCCTAAACCACTAATAGTTATTTTTTCAATTTTAATTCCATTTATCCAATCTTCACTCTCTTTTAAATCTTTCAATAAATTAAAAGTGGCTTTAGCGGCCAAATAAGCATTTGGTGTACCTTTCAATATCATTGGCACCCTCATCGTTGGTGCCGAAATACAATATGGTATTTCCTTATTACCAGTTTCAACAACTAATGCTTCACCAACCAACAACTCATTCATTGGTCTATTAGCAATTGCAGTCTTAACATTGGTTTCGGTTTGTCTCCCCAAACGTCTTGTGATAACACCATCCAATCCACCATCCATAAATCCGAATGAGTTTGCTGGAGAAACGATACAGTCTGTTTTAGGTGCAAAGAAATCATCACAATAGATGATTACATCTTCACAATCCATGAACTCTGTAGTCCATGCATCACACATACCTTGATTTCTATCTACTAATTGTATTAACATAATTTTACTTATTAATTGTAACATCTTCCAAAAAAGTTATCATAAATTTTGATACAACTTCGTTTATTGGTGGTGAACCCCATTTATATAAAAGTAATTCATCAGCTACTTCACTGAAGGTTACTTTGGTATTTAGTACATCACTAATATGTTTTGAACATTCTGAAATAAATCTTGGTTCTTGGGAACTATTAATTTTAATAATACTCATCTCTCAATTTTTAATTGTTATATCACAAAGATACGAAAAGTAATTGATAAAAGCAAGTTTTTATTACTCAAAATCATCCCAACACCAAACTGGTGTCTTATCACCAACCCATCCACCAGAAACATTATAAGTGAAATATTCCAGAGCATCAATATCACTCATCTCATCTCTAGTCATTAATATTTCAAGACATTTCTTAACAGAATAGATTAATCTTGGTTCAGAAAAATCACTCATTATGCCGATTACGGCTTCATCGAAACCATCGGCTAATAATAACTCTTCATCAGAGTATTGTTCAAGTATTTCTGCTAACATTATTTGTTCTTTATGTTTTTTAAATACCACTTAATAAATCTAATAACACATTCATAAGTGGATTCTATTTTTGTGCTTAACACAACGTTATCATAATAAACCTTAACTACTTTAGCATCAGGTCTAAATTTGGTACCTTGAATTGTGCAACCATTAGATGAAATATATACCCCAAAATAACCATGGTCTTCATGGTAGATTGATTCAATTTTTTCAACCACTGGCATTAGCCAATCCCACCATAAATGATATTTCATTTCAGATGGTGTGTTAATAATGCTGTGTGATGATGTAGGTTGGCCATGTGGTGAACAATAAAACCCACCATAATTAACACATCTGTCACAAGGTTCAAGTTCTAAAAACTCTACAATTAATTTATTCTTTTGTTCCATTTTTATTATACCATTTTATATATTCTAATACACAATAATAATGTGCCTCTAAATCGCTTTTAATGTCTTCATTAAACCTACTGCTAGTTGTAAACTCTATCTTACCACTCCACCTTTCTCTAACATTAAAAGATACTGTACTTAGACCTTGTTTTAATACAAACATTTCAACATAAAATTCTTTGCCATCAATGATAATGTAATAATTAAAAGCACAAATTTTTTCAACCACTGGCATTAACCAATCCCAAGACGTATTAAATTTTAAAACAAAATTAGAACCTGTTTCCCCCTTTACTGGACTTGACCATAAAGTTCCATATCTACTATCTTCATAGGGTTCTAACCCCATATAATCAGCAATTAATTTATTCTTTTGTTCTATTCTCATATCTTATTTGCATGATTAATTTACCTAAATTATTCTCACCTTCACCTGTAACTATATCGACACCCCAAAAGGTATCGTTCCACCAATTACCTTCAATAAGGTCTTGATTTTTAGTGTTAATTAATAAAGTTTTAAAAGGTTCTTGATTGAATTTTTCTTTAAGGCATTCTCGCATTACATCAATTTTTACATCATCCCAATCGTCTCTTAAATCAATATCCTTAGATTCTTTTTTTATTTGTTTTGGTGGTATTTGTTTATCGGCACATCTACTTTTCCAAACCATATCATCTGATTTGGCTGACATATAACCATGTTCCACTGATGGATATTCAATCCCATCGTATTTCACATTAACCAATATCATGTTACTTAACCAAGCATATTCACCTTTAAACAAATTAATCATACCTTTACCTTCGTATATTTATTAAATTCGTGTAACATTTCCAATTGACGTAAGTCCAAATGTGATTCCACATACTCAATATCTTCTTGAGTTAAATCATTATAGTAAGCATTAGATAACTCACCAACAATAGATGCGTTGGTATCAGTATCACCACCAAATGAAATGGCTTTTAATATTGCTTCATGGGTTGAATCAGTTGATAAAAATACATATAACACAAAAGGTAATGTACCTTGTGCAGTTGCATCAATCTCTTTAAATGGTTGAAAGGTAGGTGGAAATGGATAATAAAAATCAATCCAATCATGAATTTCTTCTTTCTTATAGTTTTCAAATATCATATGATATATATCATTCAATACTTGACTACTAAACCTAGAATGTAGATTTGTGTGTGATGATGCAGTACTTTTAAGAGCTTCTATTGAACTATTAATCTTATCACCTCTATAAGCATATGGTACTGGTGACATCCTCATTAAACAACCGTTACCATATGAATCTACAACCATTTCATCATCCTTAAGCCACTCTTTAAATGACTTACCGTAATAGTCACTGAAGTATTCATTACCCCAGATTCTATATTCCACATCGTAGCTAGTATTCTTAACCAACTTAGATGCTGCCGCTAACGTCATGATAGTATCATCAGTTACAACTGCATTGTCTGGGTGTATCTTAATATCTTCCAACTTAAGATTGAACTTCTTTTCATAAGGCATACCCGCTAGGTCACCTAATATTGCTCCGTATAATTTATTCATTCTATCCTTTCATATTATTTATATTTTAAAAATAAGTTGAGCTTAGCCAAGATTTTGTTCTATTCTAACATTTAACTATGAACCTTATGATTCATCCAGTTTTTCATGCTGGTGCCACTACCAATCTATTATCGCAATCTGAGTCTCTTGCTAAGAAATTTGTGTTGCATCCCATGTTGCTGTGGTATAACGTCTCTCAACTTCCACATCTCAGAGAGATGTCCTGAACTTCCTCTTGGGTATAATCAAGTTATACCCAAGCGTTAGATTCTCTGACTTATTTTTTAATGTAGTTTAGGACATGATTCTGCATGTATTGGGTGACCTCTATCACCACTCAATATTATATAATAATGTTCTTGAATTTCTACTACCATAACACGACCAATATTATTAATAAACTCACTTCGCTCAATAAGTTTTATTGGGTTTGATATCTCATCATCTACAATTTCATTAGGTGATTCATTGTTTGACTCTGGTTTATATTGTCTCTCTCTACAACTTGCCATCATAATACCAACCAAGATTAAAATCATTAATTTTTTCATAATTATTTATTCTTCTTTTTGTAATACAAAACATAACTTACCATCTTCAGTAAATGAAGAATCACCTTTACCAGTGATATGTTGTGCGGTTACACTTATAACTAACCAACCATCATCTAATTCACGATTAACTGAACTTACACTTTTCGATATTATCACTTTATGTTTCATACTTTTATATGTGAATATTGTTCATTATACATTTCTTGCATATACTCAATATTATTAGATAATGCAAATTTTTTATAAAAATATTTATATCTAGTGAATATTCTTAAGTGCCATGGTTTGAGTTCCCACTTTAATATGGCACCCCAATCACGACCATCAATGTCTATAATAGCAAATACATATTTTTTCATATTACAAATATACTAAAAAAGTTTGACTTAAACAAATTAAACTTTTAAATTTCTGATGTCTTTTTTAATTATTTCTATTTTTTGACTCAAATTATCACATTCCTTATGAAGTTGTTTTTTCTTTTCTTGTTCCTCATTATACCTTTGAATCAATTCATCATCAGCCAGTTCAATCTTGAATGCTGAAAATTGATACCCATGATGGTCTCCATCATGAAGCATTTGAATATGTGTAGCACCTTTAGATTTAAATTTTTTAATTAACTTCTCTAACTTACTGATTGATAATTCTGTGGCATCTACATAACCATACCTCAATTCTTTTCTAAGTTTTTTATCAGTAATTGAATCAATCACGATAAAATCACCTTTTTCATAATCAAATTTAAATTCGTCCTGTAACTCAAAATCTAATTCATCCAATTCTGTATGGGCTACTAAATTTTTTCTAATATAAATGTTCTTAACGTTTTTCATTATTTATTTTTAAGTTAATGATATTACTTTATATGCGGTTTCAAAATCCACTTCAACTAAAATCACTTTAGCTTTATCAATATATCTTTGTCTACTATTTCCAATCTTATCCCAAGATTCATAATGCCAACCACAACCATCACTATGGTTCCAACGACATTGTTTTGAATGAATAATATTTGCCAACCTATATTCTTCAGGTAATTTACTATTTTCTTTATCTAACTTTTCTAACTCATCAGCTTTCGCCCTAAGTTCTTTGATTTTTTCACTATTTTCCATAACCTTTATTTTTAGCATTATTAAAATTTTTAAGTAATTCAGGTGTTAATCCAACAGTCAAAACACCTCTACATGAATATACCATAACATTATTCCCACTTAAATAAAATCCAATTCCAGAAGTGCTGGTATGTGTAGGACTTTCTCTTAACATCACAGTAATAGAGTAACCTTCTTGGATTTCATCATATTCTAAATTATCTAGAACATCGATAACATCTTCACCATAATTATCACCTCCAAATAAAAAGCCCATTACAGCTAATTTTTGTATAGCCGTTAATTGTCTATCTATCTTAACATTGTTTTGCATAATATAAATTTTTACCGTTAGTTTTTAATTCAGTATATTCTTTCCCATCAACATCTTCACCATTGTGAGACCAATGTGGTGCAACTCTAGGATTGTATCTAACTTGTTCACCAGAAACTTCTCTTGGTGCATCTATAAGAACCTTCTCACATAATACCCAAGAACACACTGATTTGTGTGCGCCTAGAAATATCTCTTCTGAGCGGTTTCTATTGTTGTGTAAGGTACAATTAACTAAAGTTAATGAAACCTCGTTAGGGTCAAGATAACGTGACTTCTTGGTGTCAAGATTTTCTATCTTCCATTTCATATAATTGGACCCATTCCCTAGATTAAATCTTACCTTGTAGCTCATATTAATAATTTATTTTTTATTTCCTTATTTTTTATGGTCTGGTATGTAATAACCACCGTATTTACTAGGACCCATCTTTTCAACTTCCTTTTTTCGTTCTACGATATGAGGAACGATGTCAGCCCAATTACCAGCATGTACATAATATCTCCACGTACCATTAACTTTATGCCATCTATTGTGACCATTTGGGAAATCACTTCTAATATTCCATTTATAACTATATTGAGAACGACCTTTATGGTCACCTAATCTTACTGAACCTATTCTGCTGTCATTAAATCTTATATAAGCACTACCAGTGGTTGCAGCGTGCCACAAATAGCACTCAACACCCTCTTTTTCTAATTTACCGATAACAGTTTTTGCAAACTTAGAATAATTCTTACTCTTTCTCTTTGCCATTATAATAAATTTTCAAATATGTATTTTTGAACTTCCTCTTTTATTAAGGTTTCAAACTTTTTAGACCAACGACCACCTTCTCGATGGTAAAATACACCCTCATCACTTCCAGACCAACCACCTTTAAATATTTCAACATCAACTAAGAACCATTCAGATGGTGATGATTTAGAACCACTCATTCTATCAACATAACCAGTTGTTGATGGCATTTTAAGAACACAAAATCTTTGGTCATTAGAAACCCAAATTAATTTTCTGTTTTGGTATTCTGAAGTGCCTCTATAAAATAAATTATAAGCTTTTTGGACATCTTTATCATAATCTTTAGGGTCTAACTCACCTTTATATGTGATAACTTTTTTAATAGCTTTTAATTCATTTGAACAAGCATCTCTAGCCTCTTTATGCTCTTGCCACCAATCAGCTCTAATACTCCTTAATTCTTTATTAAATTCAGATATTTTTTCAAGGAATAATTTATATTTTTCATCATCCTTATACCCTTCATTTAAATATTTAAGGTCTTTTTCTCTTTCTTTGAAAAGAGCTTTCAATTCTTTTTTTGTTTGCTTTACCATTATAAGTCTATTTTTCCGATTATTTTTAAAGATATTTTTTTTGGTGCGAATTTTATTATTTCTTCTTTGAGTAATTTATTTCGATATTTTGGTGTAATCTCAGTACCGTTTCTTCCGATATGGTATTCATAACAAACTGTACACTTGTAAGTCACTAACTTTATAACTTGACCCTTTCTAAGGTTCATATTTTTACAAGCCTTAACAGCCTTATCGTGAGACTTATATTTAAGTTTATTTTTAAGTATTGGTCTACCTAATTCATCATATCCTTTTATTGTTTCACAATGAGTTCTTACCATCTTACTAAGTTTATAATGTTATATTACAAATATACAATAAAAAAATAACCCCACCAAATAAATGATAGGGTTTTTTTTACTAATTTAAAAGATTTACATTAATCAAATGCATTCTGGAATGCTTGAAGTACTGGGTTGTACTCTTGTTGAGTAATTTTAATAACTCTTTTGGTATCAGTTTCAGTTGCAACAGTATTATGATGGCCATGTTCAACTATCATATTGTCGTTTTTGGTATCGATAACTATCGTACCCATTTTGTTAAATTTTTCAACTATTTCAACATTACTTGTGGTAATGTGTGTGTTAGTGGAAGGTTCTAAAATTGTTTTTTTTCTCATCTTTTTTGTTTTTTTTAAGATTGTGATTTAAGTAATTTAAAATAAGTGGTAGCATCTAATGGCACTACTTCCTCATTTTCTTTAGGTAGGATAGTATCATCTATCATTTCAAATAAAAATACGTCCCCCTGTCTTATTATATGCTTAATGTTCCCAAGCATAGATTTATATGTCTTGCATGTTGACGCAATGCATTCTAACGGGTCATTTTTTTCAGCCATTTGACTATCAATCCATAACCAATGTTCATCTTTAGTAGAAGTACACCAACATTTAATAGCGTATATTTTTTCAGTTAGCTTTAATTTTTCACCATTAACTTCATGAAGTTCATATATTTGAGTGAATTCTTCTTCAATGAATTCTTTTTTAAATTTATTGTAAACTCTATTGACTAAATCAATACCGCTTACTTTAATTCTAGTTGTACCTAAATTATTAATCATTTGCGGCACATCTATCACTGAAAAAACCTTCGCCCTAAATTCATCATCCATAATTGAAAAAGCTTCTTCATATGTAAAAGCTTTTGTTGAATCCCATAAATTCATGTAGAAATTACAAATATCTTCATAATTTTCAACATCATGCATCTGTAAATTAATTTTTATTGGTTCAATAAATCTAGAAATAAATCTTTTTTTATTATCCCTATATTTATTTCGCAAATATTTACTTCCATCTTTATAAGAAGGAGCACCATCAATCATTAATGTTTCAATATCTAACATATTAATTATTTATCTTCCAAGTTGGGATTTCATTTAATCTTTTAGAAGCCAAATCATCCATTTCTATGATTTCAATAGCATTTAAATAAATACTAGGTACTTTAACAGATAACTTAGTTTCAGTATTTTTGGTACCTTCAGTTGCTAATTGACTTAAAGTGCAAGCACCAGCCCAAGAATAAACTCGTGTACTATTAGTTAATTTAACACTATAACCACCTTTAATAGCTTTAGCTTTACTTAGTTTACCATAGTGAACTCCAGCTGAATAAGTTCTAATCATTACTTCTTTTCCTAATAAATCGTTTTTCATTTTTTTTTATTATTAATTATTAATGCAAATATATAACTTATTTTTTAAACTAACAAGTTTTTATGCTTTTTTTTATTTTATTTTTTAACCAGAACCAGAACCATAACCAGAACCTCTACCAACACCTCTACCAGAACCTCTACCATAACCATCACCATAACCATCACCCTCGCCAGAACCATAACCAGAACCACAAGCAGTACCAGAACCAGAACTACCACCACCCCAACCACCATAACCATTACCAGCACCAGAACCATAACCTCTTGAAATCTTTATATTCATATGTTTCATTTTTTAACCTATACCATGACCTCTACCATAACCATAACCAGAACCAGAACCATAACCATCACCATTACCCTTTGAAATCTTTATATTCATATGTTTCATTTTTTAACCTATACCATTACCATAACCATCACCACAACCAGAACCATAACCATCACCAGAACCATAACGACCAGAACCATTACCAAAACCAGAACCATCACCAGAACCAACACCATAACCCTCACCAGCACCAGAACCACAACCATAACCATAACCGCCAGCAGTACCAGAACCCTCACCATCACCAGAACCATCACCATAACCATAACCCCAAAAAGAACCTATACCATTACCATTACCAGAACCATCACCAGAACCATCACCATTACCCTTTGAAATCTTTATATTCATATGTTTTATTTTTTAACTATTACCATAACCTCTACCATAACCAGCACCTCTACCATAACCATTACCAGAACCATAACCTCTACCATTACCAGAACCTCTACCAGAACCAGAACCAGAAGCAGAACCAGAACCAGTACCAGAACCAGAACCATCACCATAACCATCACCCCAACCATAACCCTCACCAGCACCATTACCATTACCAGAACCAGAACCATTACCAGAATGACCACCTACACCAAAACCATAACCCTCACCATCACCATTACCATAACCATTACCATCACCTTTTGAAATCTTTATATTCATATATTTTATTTTTTAACCTCTACCATAACCATCACCACAACCATCACCATAACCAGAACCTCTACCATTACCAGAACCAGAACCAGAACCAGAACCCTCACCATAACCAACACCATAACCCTCACCAGCACCATTACCATTACCAGAACCAGAACCATTACCAGAATGACCACCTACACCAAAACCATTACCATTACCCTCACCATCACCATTACCATAACCATTACCATAACCATCACCATCACCTTTTGAAATCTTTATATTCATATATTTTATTTTTTAACCTCTACCAT